ACCTGACAGTCGGCGAGCCCGATTTGGATCGCATCATTGCCGAAAGGGCAGCTGGCGACCCCAACATGGTCGATGGCATGATTGCGGGTATCAGGGCTGTCGGCAAAGGCGGCGATGACAAGATCCCCGATGAAGGGCACGTCAGGCATTTGTTGGGATCGATGGGCAATTTCATCGAGCGCAAGCTGGCGGGAAAAACCGACGATGAACTGAAAACGATTTCCCTGCAGCAAATGAATGACATGGCCAATTTGCTCGGGGAAAATCCAGAGCGGTTGAAGCAGAACTTTATGGGCGGGTTGCATATCAAACGGAACAAAGCGGGTCGTCTGGTGCCGGGACACCTCGCAGCCCAGATGATTGCCGGCAAAAACCTTTTGATCAGCGAACTCAAGGTGCTCGACAAGATTACCGATGAAGCCGTAAACGCACCGATTGGGCCAGTGCGAGATGCAGCGCGTCTGGCATGGCGACAGCAGGCGGAACTTGTCGCGCAGCTGCAGAGTGCGTTCAAGGGAACCCAGACTGAAATTGCCAGGGCTTTATCAGGGTTCCGTTCTCAAAATATTACCGATGCCAAGCTGTTGAGCCGGAATGTGGAATCAATTCTGGATGAGGTCGGCGGCGGTGACGGCATAGATAAAGCCATCAACGCCTATCAGTCCGCTGAATCAGTTATAGATCGTGCGGAGATTGCCAAGGCATTTGCCAACAAGGCAACCAAGTGGGATGCAGCCCATGAAGTGTGGATTAATTCCATTTTGTCCGGCCCGTGGACGCACGTCAAAAATCTGACAGGCAACGCCGTAATGATCCTTGGCGATAATCTGGAGACACTGGGAGCAGCTGGTATCCAGGCGATCACCAAAGGCACAAGAGGGCTTCAGCGCGATGTGACGTTTGGAGATGTCCAGGCAAAGATGTTCGGGCAGATGATGTCGATGCGCGAGGCGCTGGTGTCGGGCGGCAAGGCGGCATGGTATCGGGAAGACCCAAATTTCCTCGGCAAAGGGAGCAAGTTTGATCAGCCTAATGCCATAGGCAGGGCAGACGCATTTTCAGCAGCTGGTATGGAACTGTCTGGAACCTGGGGGCGAGCGGTTGACGCTATCGGCAGCACTTTAACTCTGGGCCGCAGTCCCATGAGGGCGCTGCAGGCTGGAGATGCATTTTATAAAACCGTTGCCTATCGCGGCTCGCTGTATGAACAGGGCTATAGATCAGGTAGATCAGAAGGCCTTGAGGGGGATGCTCTCAGCACCCACATCGCCGAGTTTGTTTTCAGTCCTCCCGAAGACGCAATTATCAAGGCGCAGGATCACGCAAAGTATGTGACGCTTCAGACCGAAATGGCGGGATCATGGAAGACCTGGCAGCGGGCATTTCAAGGCAGATATACAAGATGGATTGTGCCGTTCTACAAGACACCGACCAACGCCATTTTATATGTGGGTGAGAGATCGCCCGCTGCTCTTATTATGAAGCGGTACAGGTTAGCCTTGAAAGCTGGCGGTGAGGAAGCGATCAAGGCAAACACCAGAATGGCTCTAGGTTCTGCGGCCATGCTGGCTCTTGGTTGGGAATATAGTGCTGACAATATTACCGGCGGGTTGTCCTCCAGCCCTCGGGTGCGGGCTGCGTACCTGCGCCAGGGCATTTCGCCCTATAGCGTCAGGATCGGCGGTGAGTGGGTTTCGTATGCAGCGATGGAACCGATCAGCACATTGATTGGCCTTGTCGCCGACACGATGGAAATTGCTAACCATCCTGATACTGATCAAAAAACAGCATGGGAAGCCGTAGCTGCGATATCTGGAGCGATTGGCTACAACATGACCAACAAGACCTTTCTTGCCGGGCTGGCAAAGTTTCTCGATGCCATCCGCGATCCGCAGCGGCGGATGGAAAGCTTTTTTAAACAATACGCGGCATCGTTTGTTCCAGGCAGCAGCATGGCCAATGAAATACGCAAGTTGAATGACGACCTTCTCAGGTTCAAGACAGGGTACGTTGATGTGCTGAAGTCGCGCCTGCCGGGACTGAGCACGGACCTTAAACCCAGACGTGACCTCTGGGGCCGCGAGGTGTCATCACACCGTCTCAGAAGCCCTTACAGGCCCAACATGGTCGATAAGGAAATGGTGCGTCTGGGCATTGGTTTGGGTGACCATCCCGATCACTACAGCAAGGAGGTCGAGTTTAGCCCAGGCGAGCGCGACTGGTTCCACCAGCATGCCGGAGAACTGGCTTTTAAACGGATCAAGCAATTCATGGAAGACCCCAGGTCTGGCTTCAAGAAATTGCAGAAGGCCAGCATAGCAGGTGACCTGTTGGCAGGTGAGGAAATTAAACACGCATTTCAGCGTGAGCTTGTGCAGGCCCGTAAGGAAATGCGCGACAAACTGCTGACGTTGCCATTGGCACAAGGCCTGAGAGATGAACTTGATCGAGTGGAGCGTGAGAAGATCAAAAAATATCTGGAATTTGAAGAGGCAGTAAAATGACTGTATCAACGACAACCATTAAAAATTCATATTCGGGCAATGGCAGCACGACCGCCTTTGCCTATACGTTCAAGGTTTTTGCTTCTACTGAGCTGAAGGTCTACATCCGCGTAGACGCAACCGGAGTTGAAACATTAAAGGCCGAAGGCACCGGCTCTGCGAATTATGGTGTTTCGGGTGTTGGTGAAACCGGCGGCGGCACAATCACATTTGTGACTGCACCGATTGCTGACACCACAGTCGTTATAATTCGTGATACTGCCCTGACACAAGAAACCGACTACCAGCCAGCTGATCCTTTTCCCGCAGATTCACATGAAAATGCATTAGACAAACTGACGAACATTGCCCAGGAACTGTCGGAGGAAATGGATCGCACGCTAAAGGTGTCGAAGACCACCTCGATTACGACGCCGGAAATTACTGCGGATGCTGCAACGCGGGCAAACGCATTCCTGGTTTTCAGCTCGGATGGTGAGAGCCTGACAACATCGACTTCAGCTGCTACGCAGCATCTGGGAACAGATGGATCTGCGTCCCTGCCGTACTACAGTTTTACAAGCGACCCAAACAGCGGCTGGTTTCGTATAGGGGCAGACAATGTCGGTCTGAGCCTCGGCGGCACAAAGCGCGTTGACTATGGAACTGCTGGCATGGCTGTCACCGGCACCATCACCAGCTCGGGCATATTAAGCGTTGACGACACCACGGATACAACCAGCGGCACCTCCGGCTCGATCCACACCGACGGCGGTGTAGGCATTGCCAAGAAACTGTTTGTCGGCGGCGTGACAACCGTTGGCGACGACATTGTCAGCGATACCGACAGCACTGACGATTTGGGTACAACCAGCGTCAGGTGGGCCAACTTATGGGTTGATGCAATTACGACCACAGCCAACCAGACTGTCGGCGGCAATCTCACTGTTACCGGCAACCTCACCATCAACGGAACAACCGTTACCAATGATGCGACCAACCTGCTGGTCAAAGATCCGCTCATCGGGATCAACAATGGTGCGTCATCCAACGCCTCTGATCTGGGTCTGCTGATGGAGCGCGGTAGCACTGGCAATAACGGGTTTATGGGTTGGGATGAAAGCGGCGATTTCTTTACTGTAGGCACAACTACCGGCACGGCGGATTCCACCGGCAACCTCACTTATTCTTTCGCACCGTTCAAGTGCTCGGCCATCACGGCAACGAGCGGAACCCTGGCGGGCATCACATCCCTTGGGCTAAATGCCGGGGCAACCATCACCGCTGGAATCCTCGATGAAGACGCAATGGGTTCAGACAGTGCAGTCGCGCTGGCAACCCAGCAATCGATCAAGGCCTATGTTGACAACAGTGCGCCGGAAGCTGGCGTCAAGTTCGCGTTTGAAAGTACGACAACAGACACTGATCAGGGCGCCGGCAAGGTATGGCTGAATAATGGCACACCCTCTTCCGCAACGGTTCTTTACATCGATGATGTCGAGGCTGGAGGCGTCAGTGTCAATGCCTGGGTGGACACATTTGACGATGTCAGCAATACCGTTGCCAAGGGCTACATCTACATCGCCAGCTACGGAACAACCAACGCGATCCTTGTCTACAAGGTGACGGGGTCCGTGGTTTCGGCTTCGACTTATTCCAAAATTACCGTGGCTCATATTTTAACAGTCGGGACAATTTCGGATGGCGACAGCATTGGCCTGACGTTTGTGCCATCTGGGGCAGACGGCAGTGACGGCGACGTGACTGAAGCAACCGCAGTCGCTCTGGCGATTGCACTGGGTTAACTAAGGGGGGAGGTATCCCCGAAAGGAAAAAAGACTATGGCTAATACATTTAAAGTTGCAACGAGGGCATCTGTGGATCATAGCAGCGCCGACACAATCTATACGGTGCCAGGCAGCACTACGACGGTGATCCTGGGCATGACGATCTGCAACCGTCACAGCTCGGCAACGGACATCGATGTCATACTGGTTTCTGATACCGGAGGCAGCAATCCGAATACCAATGCCAACGTCTATCTGCTGAAAGATACGAGCATACCAGCGGCTACGACTCTTGAGGTTTTTGCTGGGCAGAAAATCGTCCTGCAGACAACCGACAGTATCACGGCGCAAGCGGCGGCAAATGATTACATCGACATTTCATTGTCATTCATGGAGATCACATAATGCGCATTATCGGACCTACACCAATATCGGGAAAAATTTCAACAGCGGCTATAGATGACAATGCCGTCACACTCGCCAAGATGGCCAGTGGCACAGACGGCAATGTGATCAGTTATGACGCAAGCACAAATCCGGTCGCCATCGCCACGGGAACGTCGGGACATTTCCTTAAATCCCAGGGGGCTGGGGCTCAGCCCGTATTCGCCGCTGCTGGAGGAGCATGGAACCTGATTGGAACGTCTGTGGCTTCTAGTTCAGCCAGCCTTACGCAAACAGGGCTTGATTCCACCTATGATACTTATGCGATTGCCTTGTCTGACTTGGTTCCAGCAACAGATAATGTAGATCCTTACTTCCGATTTGGCGACAGCAGTGGAATTGATAATTCGGCTAGTGATTATGTCTGGGCGATTGATGGTGAGCAATCTTCTGATACCACCTATTCCCCGACCGGCGGTGTAGATAACTCCGACAGCGAAATAGCCTTATCGCAATCGGCCTCCACGGTTAATGGTGTCGGCAATGCTTCGGGCGAAGGTTTATCCGGCGTCTTTTGGTTAGGCCAGCCCGGAGATAGTACGATGCGGACAACGCTCCAAGGTACATATTCATTTTGGGATGGCAGTACTGTATTTCATCGATTCACTGGCGGCGGCGCAAGAAATGCGATTATAACATGTGATCGTGTTCAGTTCCTCTTCGCCAGTGGCAATATTGCTACAGGACGCATGACAGTCTGGGGCCTAGCACATGCCTAACTCTTACACAGGATACAATTAAATGGCTCGACATCATATGATTAATGGTGAGAAGGTAATGTTCACAGCGGAAGAAGAGACTGCACGAGATGCAGAAGAGGCCAAATGGGAATCCGAAAAACCTGTACGGGCATTCATTGGTTTACGCAGTCGGCGCAATGAATTGCTTCATGATACTGACTTTTACTCGCTGTCGGACGTGACAATGTCTGATGAGATGAAGACCTACCGTCAGGCACTTCGCGACCTTCCTGCTACTCTTGATAATTCTTCGATACTTTCATTCGATATGGAAAGTGGCTTCCCAGCCAAACCCTAGATGGAATTAGGCGTTCGGGAGCTAGTCCAGTTTTCCGCTATACTCGTTTCGATTTCGGGCGCTTTTTATGCTGCTAGGAGCCAGCTGAAAAATCTCGCCCAAAAGATGGACAACCATGAGGCGCGGATTCTGAAAATGGATCACAGGCAGGACGACGCCGAATCCGCACGTGCAGTTATCACCTCCCAGATTGAAATTCTGAGAACCATTAGTTCAGTTGGCGCGTTGGAAAAACACAATAGAGAATTTGCGAGGATGGAAGCACGGCTGGAAATGCTTATTCGCGAGGTTGATCTTATAAGAAAACAACATAATCATTCGCATCCCTACACTCCACCGCCCAATCAATCGTGACTGAATATTGTTCTATTCCCATTACGACGACATCAGCCCGCGCACCTGGCGGGCGAAATACTTTTCACCGCCAGAGATAGCCTGTCGAGGGACGGGCGAGATCCTCGTCAACGACGACCTTCTGCTCTGCCTGGATAAGCTCCGGCATCAGCTGGGCCGACCTTTGAAGATCAGCTCAAGCTATCGATCCGCTTATCACAACGCCCAGGTAGGCGGAGCACCACGCAGCTGTCATCGAAAGGG